AGCTGGTGCAGATCCTGATCAACTTCGGAGTGTCGCAGGCGCTGGACGCATCGACCGTCGCGGCGAGCACTGAAGGATTGAAAGACATCATCTCGCCCCAGGCACTGCGCCAGGCCATCGGCTCCAAGGATTTCAAGATCAAGATCTTCGACGAGTGGGTTGATGGCGCCGAGCGCAGGGCCGGTCGCATCAGCGCGGAGACCAAGAACATGGTCCGCGAATCGCTACGGCGGATCATGGCCGAGGCGGCCGACGAGGTGCCGCGCCCTTCTGTCGGTGAGGTGGCGCGTCGCATCCGCAACCAATTTCACGGCGGCCCTGACTCGCGCGTCTACGCGTTTTCGCCTGAGCGCGCGGAAACCATCGCCAGGACAGAGCTCGTGCAGGCCGAGAACACTGGCATCATGCAGGGCTACAAGGCAGCCGGCGTCGAGCGCGTCCGGTGGCTGGCGTACAGCGATGGGCGCAGCGGCAACCGGCATCACGAAGAAATGAACGGCGAGGAGATCGACGTCGGCGGCACGTTCACCACCCCGCTCGGAAACGCTCTGCGTTGGCCCGGGGATCCCGACGCACCGATTGAGGACACGGTGAACTGCCGCTGTACTGTCCGCGCGGTAATCGTGTAGGGTTTCGGAAATGGCCCGCCGACCATCGACCAACCCACCGATGCTGGCCCAGATGGGATCGTCCGGCTTCAAGCGCGACTCGGTGCACGTCACCGACGAGTGGCACCCGAAGCTACAGGGCACCAAGGCCGTCAAGATCTATCGGGAGATGGCCGACAACGACGCGGTGATCGGTGGCGCGCTATGGGCCGCCGAGTGCCTTATTCGCCAAGCGCCGTGGGAGTTCGCGGCCACCAAGGGTAACGAGTCATCGCCGGCCGCGAAGGAGCTCGCCGACTGGTGCAACACGCTGCTCGGCGACATGGAGCAGACCTGGCAGAACATCCTGAGCGACATTCTGTTGATGCTCCCTTTTGGATGGTGCCTCTGCGTCGACGAGATCAAGATCCGCCGCGGCTATGTCTGCGACGAGCTTGGCCGCCCGATCCCGCAACTGCATAGCGCCTACGATGACGGGATGTATGGTTGGCGCAACATCTCGATCCGCGCGCAAGAAACTCTCCACGAATGGGACTTCGACAAGGAAACGAGCCGCGCGGTCGGCATGTGGCAGCGCGCCGCGCCGTTCTTCAAGCTCGAATACATCCCGCTTGATCGCGCGTTGCTTTTTCGCCACCGCAACAACAAGGGCTCGCCCGAGGGCAAGAGCGCCCTGCGCAACTCCTACCGCGAGTGGTTCTTCAAGAAGCGAATCGAAGAGTACGAGGCGATCGGCGTCGAGCGCGACCTGGCGGGCTTGCCGGTGATGCAGCTCCCGGTGGGCATGATGCTGGCCAACGCCGACACCGTGACCGCTGGCGTGCGCGCCGACTACGAGACCAAGATCCAGAAGATCCGTCGTGACCAGCTCGAGGGCCTCTGTATCCCATCGGAGCTCGATAACCAGGGCAAGCCGACCGGCTACAAGTTCGGGTTGGTCACCTCGGGTGGGCGCCGGCCGATCGACGTGGACGAGATCATCAAGCGCAAGGACAGCCGCATTGGGATCTCGCTCTTCGCCGAGTTCCTGCTGCTCGGCCAGGACAAGGTCGGCAGCTTCTCGATGCACTCCGACAAGACGGCGCTGTTCGCGATCGGCCTCGGTGCGATCATGGACACCATCGTCGAGGAGTTCAACCGCGCCGCCATGCCGCGGCTGATGCGGCTCAATGGCATCGACCGCGCAATCTGGCCGCAGATGCGCCACGGCGACGTGGAGAAAGAGAAGGCGGCAGAAATCGCAGATGCCTTCTCGAAGCTGGTTGCTGGCGGGATCGTGGTGCCGACCGACGAGGACGAGGCGCACGCGCGCAGCCTCATGGACTGGCCGCAACGCAGCCCGGAAGATCGCGTGCGCACCAACCCGGCAGACGGGGGCGGCCCGGCGTCGCCAGGCGGCCAGATGGCGCTGCCGTTCGATGATGGCACCGAGACGGTGATCGAGAACGCGGCGGACGAGATGGGCGATGGCCCTGATTTCTGGACGGCCGAAGAAGTTGCGGCCAAGCTCGGTGTCAGTCGCGCGCAGGTCAATGGCGCGATCAAGCGCGGCCAGTTGCCTGGCGTGAAGATCGGCAACACATACCGAGTGAGCCGCAAGGACGCAGAGCGGCTGTGGAGCGGGAAAAATGGGTGATCACCAAGACACGCACTTGCCAGGCCTTCCGGTCGGTGAGCCAACGCGCTACAAGGTGACCGGCCGCGTCGTTTACAGGCAGGTGAAGTGCGTCGAGGCGACATGCGATTGTGGTGGCGAGAACGTGTTACTGAACCCACGCGGCGCCGAGGCGCTCGAGCATGGGCAGGACGTGCTCATCCGGTGCGGGAAGTGCGGCGCCCACCTCATCACCAGCAAGGCGACGCGACCGCTGATTGCAGTGCCGCAAATAGTTCTCGCCAGGCAATGACCGACGTTTTCCCGCGCTGCTTTTTCTGTGGCCGCGTGCTGGCGGCGTTCGTGACGAGACCGTGGACGTTGAAGTGCAAGCGGTGCGGGACAGAGAGCCACATGCCTGACAACAACGAGCCGCGTCCGGAACCGATCAGCGATGAGCACCAAACAGTCGTGGTTCCCGTCGCGCCTGAGCGAATCTAGGATCGGGCTCGCCACCAGGCGGCCACTCCACCCCGTCACGTAGATACGGCACGCATTGCGCGATGTACCGCAGCACGCGGCCTTCGTGGCCGAGCGTCTGAGTGTGCCAGTTCACATCGGCCGCCCCGTTCGTGGCGAACCATGGCGACTGGCGCTCTGTCTCGGAGTTCGGCCGGCCGTTGACCACCGACACCACATCGGCCCTGTGCTGTACGAGACTCGGCGCCGTGTACTCGAAGCCGCCGCCCTGCGACACGCGCCATAGGAGGAGCGGGCCATCGCAGCATGTCCACGCCGAATCGAAGTACTGTTCTCGCCAGGCGACAAACGGCGCGATCCACTCGCGCGGCATCACCAGCGCGATCCCGGCGCAGCGTGACTGCGATCGCACCCATGAGAGCTTTGCAACCCGGGCGTCGAGCAGAAACGGCCAGCAAGACCAGAGGCTCACCACGTCGAGCGGGCGCGCGGCGATCGCGGCGGTGACTGCATCCATGAAACCAGGACACAGCACGGCGTCGTCTTGCAGCACGAGGCGGTGCGTGCAATCCTCGGGCGTGCTGAGCCAACAATCGCGCGCATTCACCCACGGCCCCGCCTTGCGCTCGTCGTAGTTCACTCGGCAGTTGAGCGTTGCGGCGAGCGCTTCCGCGTCGCGCGCGCGCTCAGGAATCGCCATGACGATGGGTGAGATCTTGATCGACATCAAGCAGCCCCCTTGACAACGCAGCAACCTTCGGTGAAACCTTTGTCACATAGCGCGTGGCCCATCGGCAAGTGGCCCAGAATGCCGATTGTTCCTGGAGCGCGCTTTGCCTCACGGTTCCCTTGACCCGGTAGCTGACGCTGACGCCTGTAGGCGCGTCGATGTCAGCATCCCGATCGTCAAGGTCGACTCCGAGCAGCGCATCGTCACTGGGTGGGCGGCGCTGTCCGCCGACGCCACGGGCGCCCCGGTGATCGACTACCAGGGCGACTACATCCCGGTCGAAGATCTCCAGAAGGCCGCTCAGCAGCTCATGCTCGAGGGTGGCACCGGCCGCGCCGGCAACATGCACGAAGGCGACAGTGTCGGCGACATCGTGGAGATCGCCGTACTCAGCCCGGAGATCCTGAAGCGCCTTGGCTACGCGAACGCCGAGGGGCCGGCCGGGCTCATGGTCTCGATGAAGATCCGCGACGATGCAGCGTGGGCGGCCGTGAAGAGCGGCGAGCTCAGCGAGTTGAGCATCGGCGGTGTCGGCGAGCGGATCCCGATGGGGGCGGCATGACATGCCGAACCTGCTGCGCATCCGCCGAATCGACGAGATCTCACTGGTCGACAAAGGCGCCAGCGGCAACGCTCGCGTCAAGCCGGCGATCGTCATCGCCAAGAGGAGAGCGGATCCCATGACCAAGGAACAGATCGAAGCCGTGGTGAAGGTGCTCAAGGCGATGGGCTACAAGGTCGAGAAGGCCGAGGCCAAGAAAGACGCGCCGACCATGACGATCGACGAGGTGCTGGGCTCGCTCACCCCGGACCAGAAGGCCGTAGTGCTGGCTGCACTACAGGCCGCAGCGGCGAAGGAGCTTTCCGCCCCACCGAAGAAGGACGAGCCCGCCCCGAAAGAACCCGACGCAACCGGCGATGAGCCGAAGAAGGAGCCCCCCATGTTGAAGCGTGCAGATCTCCCCGAGGATGTCCGCAAGGCGCTGGACGAAGGCGAGGCCGCAAAGAAGGAATCGGCCGAGCTCAAGAAGCGCCTCGACGGCATGGTCGACAAGCAGGAGGCGGCCGACTTCCTGGCGAAGGCGTCTGACCTGAAGTACCTGGCCGGCGCATCGACCGTGGAGATCTCCAAGGCCCTGCGCGCCGCAAAGAACAGCCTCGACGAGAAGGAGTACGCGACCGTGGTGAAGCTGCTCGAGAGCGCGAACGAGGCCGTGCGCACCAGCAAGCTGCTCCGCGCACCAGGGACCGCAGGCGGGGACGATGCCGGGGGCGACGCCACGGCAAAGATGGATGGTATCGCAAAGAAGCTCGTCGCGGACGGCAAGGCCAAGGACTACAAGCAAGCCCTCAGCAAGGCCATGCGCGAAAACCCGGAGATCTACTCCGAGTACAAGGCCGAGCTGGAAGCCCGGGCGCGCAGCCACTGAACCAAGCCTGACCTGACCAAGGCGAAGGAACCGATCAACCGTAGGCAACCAGGAGAACGACCATGGCGAACGAAGGCGTAGGCGCAGTTTGTGTGAGCTTCCCGGCTGGCGAGGACTTGTCCGCGAAGCAATACCGATTCGTGAAGCTCAACAGCTCTCGGGCCGTCATCCTCGCCACCGCGCGC